TAAGTAAAAAGAGACGCTCGAGAAAGACAACAAGACTAACGTCAGCTAGGTCTTTGACAGGTCTTCGGACGCTAGGGAAACCAGAGTCGAAGAACGTTCTACAAGTAGACCAGTCGGCAACAGTGGGAACGAGAGTATGGAGTTCTACCGATCTATGTGCAATTCCATATAGTGCGACGAACGTGCTAAACGCACGTTGCGGACAAGACGCACATATTAGTGGATTCATGCACAGGGCAACATTCATTAACAACTTGAATACTCCTATAAAGATCTACGAACTTTGGTTGGTTCCGAAGTTCTATACGGAAGATGGCTTGACTCCCGCACAACTACAAGCGGACATGTTTAGCAGACACGGGTTGGCAACGGATAAAGACGCATCGTGGACAGACACGACTGCTTCGATCTTATACGACGAACCAATTAACAGTTCGAAATTCGCACTCCTCAAGAAACGGACATTTATTCTCGGGTCATCAGGAGTTTCTTCGACAACCCAAACGAACACGGGAAGTGCAAAGTGCTATAAGCAAGAGAAACTCTGGATTCCGTTAAACAGGAAATACACTTATGGAAGTTTAGCAGACGGCGAAACTGAAATTCGTTCTTTACAGGCACCGGTGTTTTATGTTACATGGGGATGTGGTATTACAGAAGATAACGGAGCAGTATCTGTTGGTTCTGCATTTAAGAGACAGATACACTCGGTCACGTACTTCCGAGATGGAGAGTCTGGTATGTAGGTTGCCCGCCGGGGGCGGGAGAGCATTTTAAAGAGTACCACTGTTGGGGTTTGTTACGGGCCCCTAATTCGGGGGCCCCAGATCTAGTGGGGGGCGGGACGCTTCGCGTCTTCACCGCCCCCCAATAGCTGCTGCCCCGAAGTAGGGGTACAGCAGCGTTAGGTTAATTGGTTTAATAGTTTTTTAGTTTAAGACCAATATAAGATTTGAGGACGGTCAGAAGACAACTTGGACACGTCCGGGTACTCGTTCATCATCACTACGACATGAGATTCACGACCATAGGGTAACTGTTTCATTCGAGACTCGTACTTGTTTGAGAAGATGATTCCGTTCTTAAGCTGCTCCAGGATTGAATACTGGAGGAACTCAGATGTAGATCTGGGTAAGTCAAAGATGAAGACTGACTTTCGCTCGTCGATTGCGAAGGCGAGGTCATCTCGTTTTCCTGCAGAAAGGAGTTGTACGTCGCTAGGACGGGATCTGTAATAGGAGTGAGCGAAATAAGATTTTCCTTTGTTTCCAGCGGGGTCCACAACGAAGATGATCTTACGAGAGTCGGCGGGGGCGTCGAGAATGTCGGCGAGGGCCTGTTGATGGGGCCGATACGGAAGCCCGGGGGGCGTGGCAGGAAGGTCCCACAAGGCGTCGATGAGAGTCTGAGTTCGTCCAGAACGGAGAAATAAGGTGGGGAACTCGCGTGCCACATCCGCGGGCGTGGGTTTGGCAACGGAAGCGAGCACCCAGTCACGGAATCGTACGGACTCTGCGACTTTGGCTTGGCCGCGTACGGGAGGTTGTTCTCCGAACTCATGAATAGTCTCGGGGGGCTTGGAGACTTCGTTGCCGTCGGCATCCTTGTTGGGCTTCGTAACGTAGTCGCGGTTTTGCTTCGAGTCACCACGGGCGATCTGCAAATGCGCTCGGGGGAGGAGGCGGGAGACGGCGGCGGTGCGTTGATTGGTGAAGAAGACAACGTATCCTTGCCAATGGGGCGTTCCATTCTCGCCGACTTCGTAGGCGTAGATGAGATAGCGAACTTGGGTAGAGAGTGAGAGGAGGCGGTCGTCATCGTCGGGGGTCGGGTTGTTGATGGTGAAACACCACGATGTGCCTTGTTGACGAACAGTAAACATGCTGCGCGAAGTTTTTATGGGACGGGAGGATGGGATTTATAAAGCTTGGGTAATAGTATACCAAGCTTTATCAGGGTTCTCGTTTTAATCGTGGAGAACCCATAGTTTTCACGAGCATCCGAAATGGTAGTTAAGAGAGTTTTATTTGTGACACCGTCACCTAAGAAGCGTGCGCGCAAAACGCGTGTGACAATGGGTCGTGTCAAAAACATGAAACGAACTCTAAGTAAAAAGAGACGCTCGAGAAAGACAACAAGACTAACGTCAGCTAGGTCTTTGACAGGTCTTCGGACGCTAGGGAAACCAGAGTCGAAGAACGTTCTACAAGTAGACCAGTCGGCAAC